AATTTAGATTGTTGCTCTGCTTTTAAATATATACCTGATATCTATAAGTACCACAGCACTATACAGCAAAGATTAGACTTAGTTAAAGGTTTAATGGACACAGATGGAACAATAGGTAAAGATGGATCTTCTTCTTTTGCTAACACTTCTTCTGTTTTAGTGAAAGATTTACAAGAAGTTCTGTATTCTTTAGGGGTAGCATCTACTTTTAGAGTTAGAAAAGATGGTTTGTTTATTATATACATAAATACTGATTTAAATCTTTTTAAATTAACTAGAAAAAGCAGTAGAGTGCTAGGAAGAAATGTCAGAAAATACATCCCTATTATTAAAGTGGAAAAGTTAAAGTACAAAGAAGAGTCTTCTTGTTTTTTACTAGATTCTAAAGAGCATTTATTTTTAACTAATAAGTATGTAGTTACCCACAATTCTTTTAAGAATGCTGCTATTGCTGCAAACAACTATTTATGTAAACCTAGTTCAAACACATATCTAGGAGCTTATGAGAAAAAGTTTTTATATCCAGATGGTCTCTTTACTATGACTTACTCTTATGTAAATTTCTTATCTGAACACACTGCATGGATATATCCTAGAGATTATATCAATCAACCAGGTAAAGGACACATAAGAGCTTCCACACAAGAATATAGAAATGGTGTGGCTATTGAAACTGGTTTTAAATCTCAGATTATATCTGTAAGTTTTAAAGATGATGCTGATGCAGCTAGGGGTAAAGATGGTTATGACTTTATTATTGATGAAGCAGGAGCATTTGGCACACCTGGTCTTTTAAAAGATACTCTTGTTGCTATACAAGATATTGTAAAAGATGGTGATATTAAAACAGGAATCATTACAGTATTTGGAACTTCTGGAGACATGGAAGGAGGTACTGCTGATTATGCAGATATGCACTCTAAGCCTGCTGCTTATGGGTTCATGCCATTTCAGAATATATGGGATGAAAATTCTGAAGAGTTTGAGTGTGGTTTTTTCCACCCTAATCAATGGAATTTACCTGGACACTATGATGAACAAGGTAACTCTAATCAAAAGTCTGCAATACAAGCTGAAAAAGCCCAAAGAAAATTCTTACTCTCTAAAGGAGCAACTTCTACCGATATTCAAAAGAGGATGCAAGAAAGACCTTTAAGTCCACAAGAAGCTTTTGGATTTGTAAACATTAATAACTTTCCTGTACTAGAAATTAAAAGACAATTAGAGATTGTAAAAGGTAAGAAGTTACAGGAAGTTATGGGAACTCCTGTGAATATGTTTTATGATTCGGAAACAAATAGAGTTAAAGCAGAACCTATTTTAGATGGTACTGCTAACCCTATTTACAGAATGAAACCTGAAAGTATCTCTCTAGCAGGATGTCCTGTTATATATGAGTACCCAATGTTTGACCCTCCTAAAAGTGCATATAAAATTGGTTATGATCCATACAGACAAGATAAGGGAACTTCTTTAGCTTCTATAATTGTGTACAAACCTATAATAAAAGGGGAGCACACAAAAATGCAAATCGTGGCTGAATATATAGGAAGACCAGGAGAAGCTGATGATGTTACATACATAGCTAAACTATTTGCTATGTTATATAACACTCAGATAATGTATGAAAATGAAGTAACTCATGTAAAAGATTATTTTAGAAAGAGGAAAGAATTACATTATTTAGCTGCACAACCTAATGCTGTTATCTCTAAAAACATAAAAAACTCAAGGGTAGCTAGAGTCTATGGTTGCCACATGAATGATAAGATGAAAGATGCAGGAGAAAAATATATTAAAACTTGGTTACTTTCTACAATAGATTTTGATGAAAATGAAGATCCTGTTAGAGTTATAGATAAGATTTATTCTGTAGGTCTATTAGAAGAGCTTATAAATTACAATAGAAAAGGTAACTTTGATAGAGTGATGGCATTGATGCAAGTTATGTTTCAAGATGAAGAAGATATGGTTGACAAAGAATACAATATTAAGTCTTCTTCTAAAACTAAAATTAATCAACTTTTAGCAATGCAACATAAAATGTATAATAAAAATAGAAATAGAGGACTAGTTAAAAATTTTAATTAACTACTTTTGTAAATATACTACAACAAAATGGCTGATAGACTTCAACATAGAGACAATGAAAGACTAACTAGAAAACAGAAAGAAAAAGATGATTTCCGTTGGTATAAAGAAAAAGCAGATTTATACGAAATAGAGCATCATTCTTTAAGGTCTGGAGAAGCTAATGATACTAATGAACAAAGGAGAATGAAAGTCAATTATGACTTATTTAATAATGTCCTAAACTTAGCAGATTTTGAATATGTTTGTCAACCTTTTGGAGCAGAGCAAGGAGAGCTTCCTGCTGAAATGGTAAATAGAGATATTAGTTCTTACAGAATTAAAGCTCTTATGGGTATGGAAATGAAAAGACCTTATGGCTATAAACTATTAGCTGTAAACCCAGAAGCTACTACAAGGAGAGAACAAGAGCATTTTAGAAGAAGTAAAGAGTATGTTTTAGATATGGTTATGGCTCCAATCAGAGCAGAAGCAGAAGCTAAACACATGGTAGAAGCTCAAGGAAGGGAAGTAAATCCCACTGAAATTCAAGAGATTCAACAAAAGATTGAAGAAGAAGTAAAACAAAATACTCCAGACAAGGTTAAAAAATATATGCGAAGAAAGCATCAAGACCCTGCTGAAGTACAAGGACATCAAATTTTAGAGTACTTAAAGAAACAACTTAAATTAGATAAAAAATTTAATGATGGATGGAAGCATGCACTATTATCTGCTTATGAAATTTATTGGGTAGGAATTGTAAATAATAAACCTATAGTTAAAACAGTAAATCCTATGAGGTTTAGCTGTGACACTTCCCCAGATTTAGAATTTATAGAAGAAGGAGACTGGGCACTAGCAGAATACAGAATGACACCTTCTCAAATTGTACAATCCTTTAAACTTACAAACACTGAAATTGATGAAATTTACCAAGATTATAGACACAGAGTTCAAGAATTAAATACTGGAGAATTTTTTGCAGACTCTCAAGATTCCTACTACGAAGATCAATCTACTATTCCTGCTAAACACATACAGTTTAAAGGATTAAGAAAAGTAGGCTGGTTAGATTACATAGACCAAGAAACAGGAGAAACTTTTACTAAATTTCTAGTAGATGAACAATATAAATTAGACAAGGATAACGGAGATATTTACATTGAATGGGAATGGATTCCAGAAACTTATGAAATCTGGAAATTAGGTAAAAACATCTATAAAGATATAGGTCCTGTAAAAGGGCAAACTAAAGATGAAAATAACTTGAGAAAATCAAATCTTTCTTATTACGGAGCTATATATGATAACACTAACTCTGTTCCTACTTCTATAATGGATAGAATGAAGGTATATCAATACTATTACAACATTGTATGGTACAGATTAGAATTGTTGTTAGCTTCTGATGATGGTAAAAAGATTTTAATGAATATAAATGCTATTCCATCAGAGTCTGGTATTGATATAGAAAAATGGCAGTACTACTTTAAGTCTACTCCTTTTATGTGGTATAATCCAGATGAAGAAGGAATGACAGGACAAGATGTTAACACTATTGCTAAGTCTTTAGATATGTCTGTAGCTTCTGATATCGGAAAGTATGTAGAATTATTAGAGTACATAGAACAAAAATGTGGTAAATCTGTAGGGGTTACAGATCCTGTTTTAGGGCAAACTTCTACTTCTGAAAAGGTTGCAAACAATCAACAAAACTTAGTACAAACAGGGCACATGCTTGAGCCTTATTTTAATATGCACTCTCATGTTAAGTTAAATGTTATGCAAGCTTTAATAGATAAAGCCAGAATAGCTTATAGTAGAGATGATGCTCCTGATACAATTAATTTTGTGTTAGATGATATGTCTGTAGAGATGTTAAAAATTGATAGAGATATGCTAGATAACGAAACTCTAGGATTATTTATTGAAGACAGTTCTATTGCAGAAGATGCTAAACAGAATATAAGACAACTTGCTCATGCTGCTATGCAGAATCAGAAAGTGGAATTATCTGATGTATTGAAAGTTCTTAAACATGAAAGCATAACTGAAGCTCAAGAAGAATTAGAAATAGCAGAAGAAAGAAGGTTGGAAAGAGAAAATGATAAAGCAGAGTCAGACAGAAAAAATGAGAAAGATCTTGAGAAGATGAGAGATGAAAGAGCTGATAAAGACCATGAACAAGAGAAAGAAATTGTTATTCTTAAAGAAGCTGAGAAAAGAAAAACTGATGTTCAGAAGCAAGCTATTCTTGCTATGGGATTCAATGAAAATAAAGATACAGATAATGATGGTCAGCTAGATGTTTTAGAAGTAGCCAAGAATGGAGTAGAGGCTAATATTCAAATGAAAGAACAGAATAGAAAAGATTTAGAATTATCACATAAGATTCAGAATGATAAAGAGATTAATGACTTAAAAAGAAAGGAAATTAACAGTAGATCACAGAAAATTAAACAATAAAGCTATTACAGATTTCTTTCTAAATTAAAGAGGAGCTCTTACAATTAATTAATAATTAAACTTAAATTTGTACTAACATGAATAAAGAAACAGAAACAATTGACAATTTTGATGGGTTTGAAACAAACTCAGAGGATTTCTTTGGAGAAGCTGACATAGCAGATCCTTTAGAAAAAGAGCAAGAAATTGCAAAAGAAGAGGAAGAAAAAAAGAAAAAAGAAGAAGATGATTCCAAAGACAAAAAAAGCCCCAAAACTCCTGAAAAAAAAGAAACCAAAGATAACAAAAAGGAAGATGAAGAAGAAGTAGATTTCTTTCCAGAAGAAGAAGAGGAGGGAGAAGAAGAAGAAGATTCTGAGAAGAAAAAAGAAGGCTCTACTAAATCTGGCTCTGAATCAGCTACTACTTTAAATTACTTAAAGAAAAAAGGTTTTTTAGATTTACAAGATGAAGAAGGTAATGATATAGATATTACAGATGAGAACTCTGAAGATTTATTAGAAGATGCTTGGGAATTTTCTGTAGAAAAAGGTATTAAAGAGTCTATGCAAGAGCTTCCAGAAGAAGTTAAAAATTTAATTCGTTTTACATCTAAAGGAGGAGATCCAAAACAGTATCTTAAAAACTTGTCTACTACTTTAAGTTCAGGAGTAAATAAAGACTCTGACATAAGTATGGAAGAGACTCAAAAAGCTTCTGTAGAACAAGATTTAAAACTCCAAGGTTATGATGATGAATACATTAAGACTCACATCAAAGTTCTTAAAGATAGTGGAAAGCTTAAAGAAATAGGAGAAAAATCTTATGATAAGATTATCTCTAAACAAAAAGAGCAAAGTGATTTAGAGTTGAAAGCTATTGAAGATAGCAATAAAGATAAAAAAGCTCAAGCCAGAAAGTTTAAAAAAGACTTAAATGACTTTCTGAATGATACAAAAGAGATCAACACTCTCAAAATTGCTCCCATAGATAAAAAAGAGTTGCCTAAATATATATCTGAACCTGCTGTAGAGTTACAGGATGGAAGAAAGATTAGTCAACTTCAAGCAGACCTTTTTAAAACAATGGGAGATAAAGGTAAATTAGTTCTTTTATCTAAAGTTTTAAGAGATGATTTTAATTTCTCTTTTATCGAAAAGAAAGCATTATCAAAAGATGCCAAAGAGAAAAGAAGAAACCTAAGAAATGAAGAACCTCCTAGAAAAGGTAGAAGTCTTGGTAGCAAAACTAAAAAGCCTATCTGGGAGATGATAGATTAAATATTAACAAGTTAACATAAATAAGTAAATCAATGGCAACACTAGGAAACAAGCTCCGAATTAAGGAGATGGAATGGAATGCTAACATGACAGAACAATCTCATTTAGGGAAAGGTCTCATGGCAGCTCCACACAAATTCTCTACTGTTATGGACACATTGTTTTCTGCTCAGAATTATTATTCAAACAATCCCTTCTCTTCAATGTTGGTGGGTATGGCAGAAGAAACAATTGGAAATACAGAATGGGAATGGGAACTAAAAAATGCAAATACTAGACCACTAGTAGTTGTAGAAACTATGCACTCTGGTAACACAGCAGGAAAGTATAGACAAATTTTTTCAATAAAATTAGATGAAAACTGGTATTTACCAGGGGATGTTTTGCATCCAGGTACATCTAATAAAAAGTATCAAGTTCGTGTACAGTCTCAAGGAAAAACTGATGGTGATGGTACAGTGTATATGGTGAGAATGAATTCTGATAATCCAGATGACTTCATCCCTTCTAAGTACTTAACTCC